AATTTAGAAATATATTTTTTTTCAGGAACACAAGAACCATCTATATAAGATTCTAAAACCTTTAATTTAATGTTCATTTGTTGTGCCAATGAATGAAGTGTATAAGAAGATTTATTAAGTGCAAATAAAATTTGTTCATGTAAAGGTTTTTTTTCGGTATTTATATTCATATCTATATCCATATTAAAGTATGAATAATATATTTTTAAATCTTTTACATAAAAAATAAAAATATATAATATTAATAAATGAGTATAAATGAAGATTATTACAATATATTTAAAAATATAAAATGTACAAATTTACAAGCAGACCCAACTAAAAATTATGAAATAATTTTTAATATATTAGGAGAAGAAAATAATAATCAATTAAATGGGTATGTAGGATTAAGGTCAATATTAATAAATACTGATTATAATCCAGAGTCACCAATAAATTATTTAGTTAATATTAAAATAGTAACAAGTATAGATAAAAACAAAGTTAATTTTACAACAGAATTAACAAAAACATTAAGTATAGATAAAGGTATAGAATTAACAGGTAATTATATTTTAGAACAATTTTATAAAAATGAAAAACTATATTCATTCACAAATAATACATTAGCATTTACTAATAATATTGAAAATATAGAACCATGTACAAGAGTTATATCAAAATATATGAATAAGTCATATTATATTTATACATTTCAAATAAAAAAAATATGATATTAATTACTAATAAATCTTAAAATTAAATAAATAATAGCAAAAGAAATAGGAAAATATAATAATTTCAAAATAAAAAAAAATCCATTTTTTATAGATTCAATAAGATTTTGAAAATAAGTATAATTTGATAATTGCCTACATAAAGGACATTTATCAACATTAACTATGCATTCATTATGCATGTATTTTTTATGGTCACAATTAAATTTGAAATAATTAGTTTCTTTTTCTACTTTATTGAAACAAATAACGCATTCATAATATATTTCTTTTTCATCACAATTTTGAATATTATTTGTTTCGATGTCTTCATTATTTAAAATCATTATGTATAAATTTATTTTTTATAAAAAATACATAAATCAATTTTTATTTTTATATTTTTAAAAATTAGATTTAATATTCATTTATTTTTATTAAATAATTAATAAATCTTGTATAATAATAGGATGAAGTTATTAAATAATTGTTTTTTAAATCCCGAATTGAAAAATGAATTATTTAAGTTAGAAAATAATAAAAGAAGAGTAGATGATTTTGAACAATTAGTAAAATTTTATTATCAAAAAAAACATGTACATTGGTTATATCCAAAAAAAACATATCCATTTAATAAAAAAAGATTAGAAACCTATTATTCAAAATATAAAAATAAAAAACATAGAGCATTAATAGAATCAATTATTAATAATACAATACATATAAATTTTGAAAAATTTTACGAATCAATTCATAATTGTGTAAATCAATTTAATAAAGCAATGAAAAATGAATATATTATTATACTTGGTTCAAATACTTTATATGGTTCATCAAATAAGTTTGAATTAAATATACCATTAAATAAGTCTAATTTTTGGACATTATTATTATGTTATCCATCATTACAGAAAAAACCAAAAGATATAATATTTAATTTTGAGTTGGCATTAGAATATGAAACAATTAAGTATTATAAAACAAAAAAGTATATAAAAGATTTTGTTTTTTTTGATGATTGTAGTTATTCTGGAAGTCAGTTATTTGAACAAGTTATAGGTAAATCACAAAAAGAATTAACATTATTAGCGAATAAATTTAATACAAATATAATCAATATAAAATATAATAATGTATTGATTAAGACAAATCCAAAAAAAATTTTAAATGTTCATGTATTATTACCGTATATATCATCATATGCATTGAAAGAAATGAATATAATAAATAAAAGTTCAATATTTACAATAATTTTATACAATGATTATATAGTTAAAAGTTATTATGATTTATTAGGAATGTACAATATTTATAAAATTAAAAAAGAATTAGAATTAAATATAGGAATGAATCATACACCTATTTATTTTGACCATAAATTTGCTGATTCAGTTTCAACATTAGATTATTTAATTGTACCTGGATTGATAATAAATAAAAAAACTAAAGTTAATAAAAATATAAAAAAAATAGATTATTATCCATTTATAGAGCATTGTTATAAAAATAAAGAATTTGTAAAGTATGTTACAAGTTTAAAAAAAAATAATTATGGTTTTGGATTTATAAGACAAGATATTTGTATAAAAGGACCTTACAAAATAGCTTATGAAGAATTAATAAAATATTATGAAAAAGAAAAAATTAATAACCATTCCCATTATTAACAACTTGTGTTTGATAATTTGATTTTATATATTTTAATGCTTTAATTTGATTTTCTTTATAAATATCAATTAGATACTTTAATACATCAGATTTAATTTTATTTGTATTTTTGTAATTTTTAAACTTATTATCAATATCTTTTTCAATATCTACAAAAATTTCTTGAAGTTTTTTCATATTTTTTAATATTTCAGGCTCAAAATAATTATTAATATTATTATAAACTTTTTTGTATAATTCTTTTAATTGTTTATTTAGTTTTTCCATACTATTATCAGCAAGTTTATTTAAATCTAATTCTTCATAAATTTTATTTTGATAAACTAAAGCTTTATTTCTTTTTTGATCAATAACAACATTAGAATTATTTTCATTTTTTAATATATTTTCTAAAAATAGTGTATAAAAAACCTTTGAAAAAATTATCATAATTTCTTCTTTATTTGATAAATGTTCTGTAGACCAATCTTTATCAAATGGAATTAAATTTTCAATATTAAATATAAAATTATTAGTAGTATTAGTAGTATTAGTAGTATTAGAATTAATATTGATATTTTGATTATTTATATAATTTTTAATTTCTTTATTATCATTAACATTATCAGTATTATTTTTATTATCATTAACTTTATCTTTATTTTTTTTATTTTTTTTTTCAAATTGATTATTATTCATAATATCAATTTCAGTATCATTATGAAAATTATTCACATCTTTAACGCAAGGATTTTTCCTTTTTAAATGCATTTGAATGTTATATTTTTTATGAAATTTTTGATAACATCGAAAGCATTTATATTTTTCACTCATTTATGTATATTTATTTATGGCATTTCTTTAAATTCTTTTGGCATTTTTGATAAATTCTTAAAAATGCCAAATAAAATTATATATCAAATAAATATATATAATAATATAATTATTATAATTATACAAATATATAACAAATAAATAAATAAAAATAATATTATAAAAATATTATATATATTAAATATATTAAAAATGCCATGTAATTTGCCATAAATATTGCATCTGTAAAAAAAAGTATAAAAAAATAAAAAAAAAAATAAAAATGAAATTAAAAAAAAATAAAAATAATATATATTTAAATTATTTTATAAAAAAAATTAGTTGGTATATTTTTTGGCATTTTTTTTAGAAAATTTAATCAATAAAATTATTATTAAAAATATATTAAATATTATATTGATATTTAATATGTATATTTAAAATAAATAATAATTTATTTTAAACAATAAATAAATAAGCATAAATATTTTTGCCAAATACTATAAATTTGCCAAAAATAAGAATATTATTTTTTATAATTTGCCAAAAATAAGATTTTATAAAATATATATTTAAAAATAAATTTATAATTAAGATTGACACAATGTCATATAATAATGAAGGAAAAACATCTATTGATTTAAATTGGGTAAGAAATGTAAATTTAAAAATAAAAAAAGTTGAAAAATACATTAAATGTAGGTCTAATTTATTCGCAATTCCAAATTATAATCAAGAAGAATTAGTTAAAATAGAATTAAATATAATACAATCTATAAGAAGTTTGTATTTATATGTAAAAAAAACAAAATATAATGTATTTAGTTATAATACATTATTATTATGGAAAAGTTTATCAGAAAAAAAATATTATTTTATAGAAAATATAATTAAATTTTCAAAAGATGAGAAATTTAATAATGAACAAAAAAAATATATTTTATTAGCATTAAACACCTTACAAAAATATGATGATAAATACGGATTATTTATAGCATGTGTTATGAATCGTTTATTTTGTTATGATATATCTCAACAAATATTAAATTTTATATAGTATAAAAATAAATATTTAAAAAGGCTTACGCCTGCCCACCCTCGAAGTTCTTTAAGTTCAAATTTATTAAAAAAATAAATATTGATTGGTGATTTTCTTTAATAAAATATAAATTATTATTTTATAAAATATAATTGTTTATTTGATAATAATTTTATATAATTCAATCTTGATTTTATTTTATATTGATATTCTAAATAATTATTTTCAATTTGAAAGAATAAATTAAATATTGATGTAATATTTTTAGGACAAATAACAAATTTTTCTAAATTAAATAAAGAAAATAAACCAATAGCTTTTGTTCCATTATAGCAGATATTTATATTAGGTGTTATATTACTTAAAGTTAAAATAGATAAATGCATTCTACAAGTTATTATACAAAATAATTTAGACAAAATATATTTTTCATAACATGGTTCTAAATAGGTACAAATAAAACTATTTTCTACTTTTTGTTGTATTGATTTCATAAATTCAAATTCATTTTTTCTTTTATCATGAGGAATAAATAGAAATACATATTTATTTTTATATTTTTTTATAAACAATAATAAATTATTTATAACTAAATCATTTAAATTTTTAAAATCTTGATGAATATTTATCCCAATTATATTTTTAGTTTGATTATTTACCCAAATTTCTAAATCATTATTTTTAAAAGTATTTTTAGAAGGACATAAAAATGCTAAATCGCTTGTAAGCAGAGGTTCATTTTTAAATTGAATATCATTTTTGATTAATTGTAATGAAACTTTATCTCTAATAAAAAAATAAACATTTTTATTTGTACAAATTTTTTTTAAATATAATTTATTTGTTTCAATAACATTATTTCCCCAGCTTGTATTGATAAAATAAATATTTTTATTAAATTTAATAAAAGTATTAATAATATATTTTGAAATATTATAATAACCTAATGTATCATTACCAAAATAAATTAAACAATCAATATTATTTAAAGATAAATTATTTATATCTTGTTCATTTTTCAAAAAAATTAAATTTTTATTAACTAATAAATATTTTAATGTACAAATTAAAGCTTCATCTCCAATATTACCTTTAATAAAACTAGGAGGTCTAATTAAAATATTATTCATATATTATTTGATATATTTTTATTTTTATTTAAATTTAATATTTAAAGAGGCTGCGCCTGCGCGCCCCTCGATGTTCTTTAAGTTCAAAATTATTAACAAATTAAGAAATTCAACATAAATTACACATTTCACATATATCATTTATATCATTCTTTTCTTGTAAATCAATTGAATCATATGATTGTTTTGAATTAAAATTTATATTTAAATCACTTGTATTTTTCCAAAAAGTAATTAAATCGTTATTATATCCCATAGTACTATTGATTCCATAAATCCAAGTCATAACACCTCCATTATTAAACCATTCATTATTATTAGTATTTTTTTGATTATCAATCCATGTTGTTAAAGTGATCCAATTAGGACCTGTTGTATTACTAGTATTTTTGCATAATCCGCTTCCTGAATCAGTACCAGCACCAACAACTATTTTTTTAGGAGGAAAAGGAGTTAATCCTTGAACATTATTTGCTATTTGTAATTGATAAACTGATGCACTATAATAATTATCATTTGTAAAAACTTGAGATTCTTGGCTATAAGTTCCTTGATTATAATATTGTATGTTATACCAATCTATATAATTTCCGAAATTTTGTTCAACTATATAATAAAGATTTTTCCAATTACCATTAATATATGGATACAAATATGGACTTTGAGGAGAGTGTGATACAATACCATTATTTAAATTTTCTTTAATTGCTTTTGATAAATAACCTAAATAATTAGAAATATCATCATAATTTTGATATGTAGAAACAGTTGGAATATGTTCAATATCAAGGTCAATATAAGATAAACCGCAATTTTTTGCAATATTGGCTAAGTCAATACCAAATTTTGTAGCACTAGATTCAATATTTGTTATATTTGTACCATCAATATAATATGGAGAAAATTGATTTGTCCATGTATAAGAAAAATCACCGTTAAATGATGTAGCTCCACCCATAGACAATCCCAAAGTTATATTTGATTCTTTTAATTTATTTAATATATTGTTTCTATCTGTATCAGTAAAATCATTTATCCAGTTTGATACAGTATCTACTAATTTAAGACCACTTGACCAGTCATTATTAACTCCAAGAGTAATAAATTCTAATAAGATGTGTGTAATACCATTATCTTTAGCAATATCAATAAAGTCAATCATATTTTGAGAATTCATATAATAACCTATGAAAGTAATTTGTTTCCAATTAGATCTA